TCGTTCAAAAAAGTCACCGCCTGGGCCAGGTATTCCGGTGCCTTTAAAGGTCATCGCGTATGCTGACCACTCAGCAGGCGGGTTGGCTCTCAAGCCGGTTCCGAATTCCACAAAAGGCGCATAAGGGGCGCTGTTTTTTACTTCGTATGATCGCGGGCCGATCTTGGCGACCTGTTGATCCCTTATAAGGCCTCCACTAAATCCAATGCTGCCATTACTCCGGATGTTCTTCACGGCCTCGTTATTCATCTCTATTGCACCTGCAAGCATTTCCCTGTTGACCTCCTGCCTTACAGCGAGGGACATTTTTTCCACACGCTTTAGCAGCTTATCCAGTCCTTGTATCTTCAGGCCGATCATGTGGTGGCGGTTTGTGGCTGATCGCCGTTAGTAATACCGGTTATCTGTATAAATCGCCTGCGGTTATCAGCTATTTCAGTGATCCCGTCTACAGAGTAGTCAGCACCGTTATACTCAACCAACATGCTTTTTGTAGGCGTAAACCCACTGCGATAGCGAATAATGAAATGGAAACCGTCCTGTAGCTGATACTGGCTATTTGTCAACCGTTTATCGCTGGACAGGGGGACCGCCTGGCACCAGTCAGATAGCACAGCCTCCCAGTGGGTGTCTGCGCCAGCGCCTGGTGCCGGTACGCTTACCGGTGATTTAATCACTATCCTGTCTCTCATTGCGCCTATCATCAGATAAATATTTGCCGCATGAATGGTTTGGCTTTCTGCTTTGCCTCCTTGGCAAATTCAAGGTCATTCTCATCACTCAGCATATCACCTCTGTGCTCATAAGCATAAGCAATATAAGACCTGATAGCGCCCAATAATGGGGACTGCAAGGCCTGCATGGATGTGTAGGATAAAGAGAATATACCGTATCCTGAAATGCCCGCAAACGTGCCGGTTTCGCCTGTCAGGGTAAAGCCGGTGGTAATGATATTGCCGAATGTATCCCGCACCTCCACGGTGTCAGTATCCACAGGGCCATATGGCAACTCAACGCTGCCGTGATGTAGATTTATAGTGCATTTTATGTTTTTAGGAACCATGGACAGAGCGCAGAACCGCTCAACCCACATACGAGCCTCAATAATCAGTTCTTCTATTAAGTCGTTGTCATCGTCTATATTTTCCATTCTAAGCCACTTTTTAGCCATTTCAAGGGTAACAGGTTCCGTAACCGGTGTTATGTCGGTTGTGGAAATGTAGTCAGCAAAATTGGCTGGAATTGGGCAATTATCGAATGAAGCGATACTCATGATCTGGTTTTAAAAGTGGGACCGGCCATTTCTGACCGGCCCCTATTGAGGATCAAGGAAGAAACTATTAAGTGGTGACGCCCTCAAACTGGCCCTGCACAAAGGCTTCGGCGCGGTAAATTGCCAGCGCTACGCGGCCTTCAATACGTACAGTGATCATGTTTGTGGTTACGTTGTTGGCGTCCTGGTCAAAGAACTCAACGGCTGGCTGCTCACGAATGAACAACTGGCAGCCTAATACAAAATCACCTACCAGGTAGGTAGATACCGGCATAGCTGTAGTTTTGTACACGGGAACACCAGCAACAAACAGCTGTCCGTTCTGGATAACCACAATACCTGGCAGGTCATATTCGCCGCTACCCTCTGCCTTGTTAAGGGCGATATTATAGTATGCAGCAACATGCACCACGATACCGGTAGCGGTATAATCGGAACTTTCCAGCTGACTGATAGCAAATACCAGGCGCTCTATGTTCGCTCCGGTAGTGCGGGTGGCTGCCACGGCTACTTCCAAAAGACCTTCCAGCTGAGGACTAACACCGTTACCGTTTAAGATTTGGCTGTCTTCTACCTTCAGGTACATTTCCATTAACCGCATTTGCAGATAGCTGCGGAAAGCGGCCATGTCGTCCAGCATCTTGCGGGAAACGCGCAGCCAACCAGCTATATATTCAGCAGGCACTGTGATCTCTATGAAATCACGATCAAACTGCTGCTTAGCGCCGCTATTCTCTGCCCACGGCGCAAGGTCACCCTCACCACCGGTTTCCCTCATGTAGGTAAGGGAGCCTGTGGACATTGTACCCAGGGGAATTATGTCCCGCATATGCACCTTGCGATTAGGCAGGGCGCGGATACCTACCTGAACGGTTGTGAAGTATGCACCGGCATCCACCACGTTGGTGGTGATACCCATGTCGGCAGCAGCCTTTGTGTCTTCCGGAATAACCTTGATAGTAAGACGGCGGCCCTTCTGGCTGCTCTTATACTTCTGGATATCATCCCAGTTGTCTTCAATGGCCTTACCCAGCAGGTCAACGAACTTCAGCTGTTGGGCCGGCGTTACTTTTTTCTGCTTGAGGTCTTCTTCCATCTTAGCAACATACTCATTGACGGTTTTAATGTCCTGGGTCTGCTGCTCAAACTTTTTGGTCCATTCTTCGTTAGCCTTTTTCAGCAGCTCGTTATCTGCTGTGGCCTTTTTAAGAGCCTCGTTAGCCTTTTCGGCCTCCACTTTCAGACCTTTTACTTCCTTCATCACTTCAGCAATGCCGCCCCCGTCTGTGGGGTTGGGGTCGCGCTGAAAGCGTAAATACTTATACAGCATACGTTTTTATTTGTAAATGTTATGGACTGATTTTAATTCCTGTAACAGGCCTGAATAATCCACTTCCTCCGTATTGTCTGTAGACGGCGCTTGTGCCTGTATTTCGGCGGCAGGGGTGTCTTTATACAGATCGGCGGTAGCCTGGATCAACTGGCGCATTTTTATTTCCAGGGTAGCAAACCCCTGATCAGTATAGTCACCATTTCGCAGGCCCTTAATAGTAAGTTCCAGCTCCCTGGCTATATCCTTCGGGGTCATAAACCCTTTTATATCTACGAATTTTGCGTTTGGATTTGCGGCCCACAGAACTACACTGCCTTCAAAGAGCTTCAGTTCGCGCAGCTCGTTGTAGTCAGACATTTTGTGTTTGCGGATGGTCTGGTAACCTATGGACTGGTGTTTAAAATGGCCGTCGCGGTAGAATTTAAGTGTATCGTCCTGGATACTTATGTCCTGCGCAAGCTTTAACCTGGCAAGCAGGCCATAGTTATCTTCCTCAAGCTCAAAGGGGGTAACAATAGGTAAATCGGGGTTGTGAAATTTTATGAACCATTGTTCTTGCAGGCCTTTGGGGCCTTGCTCAGCAATGCTTTTTTTGAACGCACCCTTTACAATCACATCGCCGTCCCGGTCCTTGTTGTCAAAGGCAGACCAGTACAACGACAAGATGCGTCCAGTGGTATCAACGTCCTTAACGCTGAAATCAATCGATGTATTAAGCTTTTTGCTATATAATTCCATATCCGCCTGTTTGCGGATAGTGCATTAACTCGTACAAATATATTAAATATTTCTAACTACCAAATAATTTAGTAACTTGGGGCCGGATAGTACATTAACATATTTTCCAAAGGAAAGCCCCCTGATTTCTACCAGGGGGCTGTTTATTATTTTGACGCTTATTTCTTAGGGACTGCCTGTCCCTGCATGGCCTCAATTGATTCCATCCTGAATTTAGTGCGGTCTATGTCCCTGATAACTCGTTCTAGTTGATCCTCTAGCATTTTCCTTATTTCAATCAAGGACTCGTTCTTATCGGTAAGCTGCTGGATGGCCGCATCCATTGCGTTGTCAAATGAGTTGTTATCATTGATCAGCTCTTCCGCATGTTTTTTAAGAAGCTCGTTTAGTTCCTTTTCCAGTTCTATCATATTGTTATTTTATGAGTATGTTTTAAAAATCATAACTGCACCCTGCATCATCCCCACCAGGGGCCACACGACCTTCAGTTATGTCTTCCATCTGCTGCCTTAATATATTCTCCCTTTTTTTGAGGCTGGCAAGGGTGAGTAGACGGAATACCTCACACAGATCATGCAATCCGTGCCTGTTTATAATTTCCTCCAAATGCCCCATTATGCCACGGGTTGCATTTGCATTCAATGGGTCGGCCATAAACGGTTCGGCTATAAATAACGCAGCTCGTTGACTGATACTGATTATCTCATCACTAATGTGCGCTATTTTCCTGAGCGCAGCAGGGCTTAATTGTTCTTTTTTCATGTATTGTGTTTTAATAATTACCATTCTCCTTGCGCTCCACCTCCGCCACCATCACCGCCACCAAAATCAGGTGAGGGGCTATCCCCTGGGCTGTATCCCCCTCCGCTGGCATCGGGATAGGATGAAGGGTCAGGGGTGAACATGGAGCTTAGAATGCCAAACGTTTCAGCAGCGGTGTCAAGGTCTGCGGTCCTCCTTTCATCGTATGACGTTGCCGAATCAGGTAGCGGCAGGCTTACCCCTTTTACTGATTCAGATACCTTTTTCAGTATATCATTTGTTTCAGTGTTTCCCATGAATTCTATCATTACCTGATCCGCCTGCCGCCTGTCTGGGAAGAAAAAGTATTCTATGCGTTTGCGCCAGAAAAGACGCGGGTCCTGTTTTTTACCTGGTGCCGGCCAGGGTGATATACGTCCCATATGTTATTTGGTTTTTGGTTCATCTGGTTGTGGGATAAAAGGTTCAGGGTCAAACCAGGCCGTTATGGTAATGGTCACCTTTACTTCCCCTGATCCATGGCTTTCCTTCCAAATATCGTCAACGCGGATTCCCTCATCGGCTATTGGAACTAACCTTCCATCCGAATCGAAAAGCCTAAATCCCTGCCCTGGAACCCATCTCACTTTGTTCATGCTTAAACGTTTAAAGTGTTATCGAAATTATACACATTCTTGTTGTCAGGGTCCCGCTTATATCTAACAGCCCGCACCGTTCTTACTCCCGGAGTACCTGGCTCCGGCTGTGTAATATAATATTCATATTGAGTCATGAAAAAAGGTAGCTTGATGTTCCAGGCTGCTGTATGACCATCCAGGGGACCGCCTGTCAGGGTGATAATATCTGGCAGTTTGGATGTTGTTTTAAGGCTTGCAGCATATGAAATTACCGTGCTACCGTCTACGTTAGTAGGTGCGTTTTCAACTGATATTTCATTCAGCACAATTGACGGTTTGGTATCCTGCATCCGCTTATCCAGCTTCTCATATTGAGAGTTACGAACGGCCATTTCTTCAATAATAGGCAGCTGGTCAACACTTCGCAACTTTACGCCCTGGTAGTAGAAATCCCGGTTAACGTGGTATATCTTCACTATAACGGGGGGTTCCTCATCGCCTGGGACATTGACCATCCGCATTGCTTTGTAGAAGTAGTCGTAATCCGTTGATTCAGCACGCCGTTCCTTTCCTTTTATCACCACCTTCTTGCCATGCTGCCACTCATCCAGCTCAGCAGGTGTTAGCTCATCCAGCTTGTACCTGTAGCCGGCAGCGCGTAACTGGGATGCCTTTATTTTCCTGCCCTTTCCTTTACCCTTTGCCATCCTGCTTTTCCTTTTGACGGTTATACCATGTACGCAGCAGTTTGTTTACTAACAAAGACCTGTTTACGCCTGCTGTGGCCTTTGCTAAATCAACGTCAATATTGACATTGACAGGTATTCTTTCATTGCCCTCTCTCTGGCGTCCCGGACGCCTTTTTTCCTTCTTTTCCATGATATATACAGTTTAATTATCTAGTTGCTGCTGGGATAAATATCCGCTGTCGCCTTCTTGTATATCAACCTGCTCACTGAGCTTGTTTAATACCTGTGAAAATATGAGATTAACCCGCTCTCCAAAGTTCCTGAAGTGGACCAGCATATTCACTGTAGCGCCCATTGTCTTTTCCCATTCTTCCCTGCTGGGGTATTCGGATAGCTTCGCCTTTATTCTCAGGCCCCCCTTTGACTCATCCCAGTATGCGCAGGAGTACGGCGGATCAATGAAGTGCATAAACTCGCTGATTTGCTTTTCACCATGCAGGCATACCACGGCCCCTATACCATGCCGTATCAGTACTTCCCTGATCTCATTCATTGCGATTTTTAATTTTGGATCGTATTGCATTTGTTATCTTTTTATATCATTAAAATGGCATTCTACACGAAGAATAAATGAATCCATACACTTGTCATAACTGGACATGTCGCAGCTTCTTTCATTTCTATGAGTTATCCCATCAGGCGTTTCTTCACCCACTTTAGGCTTCCTGAACATAGAATGCAATATGGCACCAGTTACGAATGGTTCCAGGTCATCCAGGTGGTACCACTTGCCGGAAATGTATTCCGCATCGTGCGTTGACTTGTGTTTGTATTTACCTTGTCCCTTTGGCATTTGTTAATCATTTCAGCAAATGTAATTATTTATTTGGTGAAATAAAAAATTAATTTACCTTTGAGGTGTTAACGAATCAATTCACATGTTCACAGGCACTCCCCGTAGGGCCGGAGCGCTGAAGAAAGGAGGGACTCCGGCCAGCCTGCGAACAATAAACAACCAAATCATGAAAGAGACAGTAAGTTTTATTTCTGCAAGCGCAATCATGGCACTGACCGCCCCAGATGAAAATGGAGGGGCACTACTCAGGGAGGTTTCCACCATGCTGGATGCATCAGAGGGAATTGACCTGACGCAATACTTCACAGACGGTACCCCAAACAGGAACGGAATAAATGCCATGATACAGGCTTTTGCTCACGGGCTTGCTGTGACAATAAAGCACGCTGAAAGAAAGGGCCTTTACAAGGAGGGTGAATTAATGAAGCGAGCAATTAGCCACATAGATGCTGCCTACAATGCCAACAGCCGCGATATTTCTAACGGCTCACCGGATAGCGGAGAAAATAATTAACATTCACTAAATCTCAATCAATAAAATCATGACAAAGAAAGAAGTTTTACAGCGGCTCAAAGAGCCTTTCAGGAGCCAGGCGATTCACAATTCTCAACACTTTACGGTTACCGGAGGCAGCCGGCTGGATGAGCCGTGGTATGGTGAAACCGACGCGAAGTCCGTTGCGGAGGTTATCAGAGGAACGTTTGTGTGGGCATCCACTCCGGAGGGTGGGGAGTACTGGCTTGATGTTGCCTATCATATAGAAGACCACATAGAACCAGAAACCCCACAGGAATGATAATCGCTGCTTTCATCTTCATAGCTGCCGGAGTAATCACAATGACCGTTCAGTGTGTACTGTGGAGCTATGAAGATATTAACCACTTCAAAACCTATAAGAGATGAGAGACATTACACATGCTCAAATTATCGGATGCATTGCCCTGGTTTTTGTATCAGTCACCCTTTGCCTGCTGTTTATACTGGGGCATGACTACGACCTGCACAAACAGATCAATTCACAATCCAATACGGTGGACTCCCTGGAAAGGGAAGTGGCTATCCGTGACGCGCAATTACTTCTTTACACAAATAAAAAATAAACATGAAGAATCCATTTTCACTTATCGGATGGGGCGTATTTGCGCTTCTGTCCATGATAGCAATGGGCATGTACGGATGCCCTAAATACAATGTTTGGCAGCAAACGCTGGCAGGAGAAGCGGAACTGAAAAGAGCCGAACAAAACAGAAAGATTACCATTCAAGAAGCGGAGGCAAAGAAGGAAAGCGCAAAGGCACTCGCAGATGCTGAGGTGATACGGGCTACAGGAGTTGCCCAGGCAAATAGAATCCTTGGGGAGAGTCTAAAGGGGAATGAGGTATACTTACATTATCTTTGGTTAGAGCATTTGGAAAAAGCAAATGTAGTTTACATACCCACTGAAGCAGGTATGCCCATAATGGAGGCAAACACCAATACCAAAACAAAGAAGGACACTATAAAATAGTTAAGCCGTAAGTAGCCTGCCGGAGGCGTCCCGCTGCGGCTCATATATAACCTTGCACAGGCAGTTACATATGTTGCCCGCGCTTCCGGCAGGATCACCCGGGAAGTCCAAATATTCAGCCCCATAACGTCCTACTATAAGAAACTTTTCATCCATCGCCACCCTTTCCATATGTGCGTTCCAGTGATCGAACTGATTCTGTGGAACTCTCCTTGTGTTCCAGTGGTGTGCTGAAATCCATACTTTTTGCATTACCAGGCCCGTTTGCTGTGCACCCTGCCTGCTGCCGTAACTGGCAGCCCCTAACAGCTCAGTTCTTGCTATGAGTCTGGAACGGTATTTATTCACGTCGGCAGTCCTGATCATCTTCGCAGTATTGATCGTATCGTACTGGTTATCCTGCGCCCATTGCAGCCTGGCGTTGATCCACGCACGGCTGGTGTCTGTCATTTGGGTGATCTTCCTGGTAGCATAGGAATCAAAGAATGCCTGCATAAGGTTGCGAAAGAACTGATTGAACCCAAAATCCTTTTGCTGCCTGATCTCAGGAAACATTCCCAGCAGGAACCCATATTCGCTATTTGCAGCCTCCACCCCTACGCGAAGGTAAAGCGCTTGCAGGGGCGCTCTTAATGGATCAGGTGATACCAGGGAATTGGACAGCGCCAGCGTTTCAGATACAGAGTGGTCGCGCAGGTAGGCAAGAACTGGCCTGTACTGGTCATTTAGCGCCTTCTGGAACACGGGAGAATAGGCAGCCTCCCATTTAGCTTGCTGCCTGGTTAACTGCCGGAAACGGGCCTGTATTTGTGCGCGGTTCATAATATGTCTTTTTGATCGATCTCTTTTCCTTCCTCCCATCTGCCAGGATAATTCCTATCCAGCCACGCCCGCGCCCCCGGTATTCTCAGGACATTGGGGCTTACGAATATCTTCGGAATTGGTTCACCAAGGCTGGATGCTGAAACGGAATCCCATTTTGCATTAACAATGTTTTTGATTATATCGCCGTTTATAATTACCTCCTGCTTATCCGGATGATCGCTACCCGCACCAGCCATATTGAACGGCAGGGCTACCGTTCCGCCTGTAGCAAATCCGCTCTTCGTGTATTCATTCAGTTTGGGGCTGGCCCATTTTATAAGGCGTTCCCTGGCCTGCTGTCGCATCCACTCCTTTTTTTGCTTGGATCGCTTGCAATCCCCTGGCAGTGTGGGGCACAGCTTTGCTATTATTTCATCAAGTTCTTGAAGGTCCATAAATAAGTTTTATGCGGGTTCATATGTTTGTTCGAAAATATCAGGCTTACAGGGATAAAATTCACCCTTTACTCCTTTTACAATCCAGTCAAACCGCTGTGCGTGCATATCTCCTTCAAGTGTAGGAATAACAATTACGACCGCATCGTTGGGGATAAAGATATCCCATTCCATATGTGACGGCGGTCTAAATATGTTTAGCTGGCTGCCAACAAAATTGCATATCTCCGATTCGTTATTGCCATTCCACTGAATAGCCTCTATAACTATCGGTTTCTTTCTGTATTTCATATTTATTTTTTTTAAGTGTTTAGTTCTTGAAGGTCCATGTCTACTTGTTTTTATTGAAATACTCTTTTGGCGGATGGCTGGCCGGATATACGTAAACATAAAATGCATCCTTGTCGTTCATCCACCTGGCTTGCCTATCATTCTCACAAATATAGAAAAGACCAGATGGTAAGTGCCGTACTATATCACCTTTTTTTATTTGTATCTTCATGGGCATTTATGAATTTATACCACCATACCTTAAGGCGTGCGCTATCTGGCTTATCTCCAAACCCGCCCCATCTATACCCATTGCATACCATGCAGTTATCTATTCCTGGGGCATCACTATTACACTTGGGACAGAAACCGAACATTATCCGTATGCCACCTCTAATAACAGCAAAAATACGCCTCATTTGATTAAGTGTTTATAATCGTTCCCTGGATTGATCTTGGCCCATGGCCGGTATAGATGCGCCAGGTAAAGGCCATGGGCAATCCCTATCCTGCCTCCATTATGCCGCACCTTATGGGTGAATAATGAATCGAAATGTACTGTATTTTCCTGGAACCGGTTGGCCTGCCAGGTTCCTTTCTGAAACATCATACAGGCAGCTGCTACTGGCCCGTTTGTAGGCTCTACATCCGTTGAGTGCCACTTCCATCTATTTTCAGCAATAGTCCTGTGATTTAATAGATTAAAATCGCACATCCTCGAACTATCATGTAATTGGTCTGGAACATTACAACGGCTCAGCATTCCGCCTATTATAGCGTAAGTAGGGTTATTGGATATTATCAGCTCTACCTGTCGGCCCCAGTCAGTTGTTAAAAACATTGTATCCCCATCTAGCAACACTATCCAGTCGTTAGCGTTAGGTATCAGCTCCATTTCCCTGTTTATTGCGCCTCCGAAGTTCTTGCCGGTGTCCCATATGGTGCGGTAGTATATCATTCTGCTACTGATTTATTTATTTTGATCCATGAATTATCCCCTACCTTTTCAAATCCCATTGCGAGGGCTACGCACTCTGTTTTTTGTCTGCTATATCCGTTGTCTCTTAGGTGCCAGGATATTTGCAATACATATACCTGGTCAGGGCTTGGCAATGCATTAAAGGCATCCCAAATGCCTTGTCCTGTTACCACTTTCATTTGTGTCTGAACCATGCCGTACTTGTTTTTTCATATGCTTTGAAAATAGTACTTACCTGCCGCCCATGTTCCACGTTAAAACCGCCAGTCCTTGCTACAAAGTTGAATATTCCCATATCCGTTAGGCCTGGCCCAGGCGCACCGCGCAATTGCTCATCTGCCACCATCTTAGTATACGCATCGATCATGTCCCCACAGAATCTAATAACTATATCAATATCGCCACCCAATAATCCAGCATTAAGCAATTGCATTTTTTGATATGAAGATTTAAAGAATGCCCTTAATGTGGGGTGCTTATGGTGGTTCCATAGCCATGTATTTTGCAGGGTGCCAGGCTCATCGCCCGTATATAACACCCCTTTCTTCATATGCGGGAATGGATTGTTTAATACCTCTACGTCCGTTGCGTCCGTACAGAAAACGAAGCGTAGGCGATCTTTATTGTCTATGAGATATTTCCGGTAGCTTATCCAGCGCTGGAAGTATGGATTAATAGTAGCTACAACTCGTTGGCGCGTGTAGGTTATATGGCCCGTAGCGTCATCTATTTTGTATATCCTATCATCGAAGCAATCATTCAGCACCAAAAGATTGCATTTAGCGGGCAGGCAGCTATCCAATAACACGGAAAGCTGTTGTTCGTCAGGCTCCCACTTACCACGTTGCGGATCAGGGACGCCAGTAAAATAGCTGGTAAGGATAATGTTTTCATAGCCCTCATCGAATCTAATTACATCTTTGTACGGCATCCAGTCGGCCCTGCCAGCCCTTGACTCATATAGCGGCCTATTCTTCATTATTTGCTTCTGCCGATCAATGCCGAATACTGTTGACTTAACAGCCACATATTCGTCCAGGCAGTGAAATAGCTTATCGCTCCCCGGCACGTCCATGTATTTAAACGTGGTAAGGCCAGCGTTATAAATCCGGTCGCTGTACTCCGGATGTTCCCAGCCCCATTGACCGAATGCCGTATCCATGCCACCTACACGGTCCAGCACCTGCCTGGTAAGATATAGCAGGACACCGCGCGGGTGAGAGTATGCCACTATCTTTTCATCCTGGTAGATCACTGCTGTATCATGCAGCTTTGTGCGGGTGCTGAAGTCGCGGAATATATACATTAGATGAGCCTCCCCACTCATTACGTATGGCTTCCACCAGTCGGGTGATGTGGGGTAAAAGTCATCATCTGATAGGAACATGTGCGTACAGCCGGCAGCCTCCATCATTTCCAGGCACTTGTTCTTTGCGCGGGCTATGCCTACAGATTGCTCAAAGCGGTAATAATAATCAGCATACCCATTTTCATTTGTAAAGGGTATGTCTGATCCGTCATCCACCACAAACAACCTGTATTCATTTGGAATGGGTTCATATCCCCACCATTCTAATAACGTCTTATTGAAGACTTCCCGCCTATTCTTAGTGGTGATTGCAACGCCTATTTTTATTTGTGGCTGTAGTGGTAATGGTCCGCACTTTGAGAATGCCTCAATTTCCCCCATAAAGCCCTCCATAAACGACTTTTCATACTCAATGGTACCGCGTGTATCTGGCATAATGAAATGGTATTAATAATCTGAAATATTATCGTCCTGCAATCTACGCATTTCCTCCGATAAATCGTTCGCGTTCACGAAAAGATCGGAAAATAATTGCGTTCCGGATGGCACAGGGATTGCATTCCACATTTCATCTGTCATGCCTTGCGGCCTGTCCTCTCCAAGGATTTCATACCACCTGTAAACAGGCAGCATTGATTTGTTGAGCCACTCCACTTGGTCTTTACGGTTGGCCTGCAATTCAGTGTAACAGGAGAGGTCAGGGCTGATAATGATATTACGGCCCCTGTACCTGGGAAGTGATTGCAGCTTTCTGTTGAGGCTAGCTTCCCGGGACAGGTTCAGCGGGATTGCGCAGTTAACAACAAGCGCCCGCTCCCCGTTCTCCATGTTGTTGTATGTACTGGCGTCTGTGCTGAATAGGACAGGAGGCGCGTTATACAGTAATGCGGCCATGGTCAAATCAAACTTTTCCTGGTCCAGTAGCATCAGCTCCTTGGGGCTGAGGGTAAGCTTTATGTTGCCAAGTCTGTAAGGCGACCACACGGCCTTGCCCGCATTGTTAACGCCTCCTTGTTCTTCGTACCAGCTCTTTTTTAGCTTCGTGGTCTGCTCTAAAGCTAACTTGAAATCATCACCGCGTAACCGGTCGTCATCAATAAACACAATGTCGTCCGCGCCCCCGTTTTCAGCGGCCTTCATGTTACGTGTCTGGCCCATGTTGTTGCGCTGCAATCTTCTTAAGTACACCTTTATTGGGGACATTCCGTAAAGCTGGTGGCCGTATATATCCCACTCAGGATTGAAGTAGCGCTCATGAAGTATATCCTCCTTTGTAAAGGGGATTTCCGTACCCATCTGTAGCAGGTATCCGGTAGCGGTTAACGGCAGTGTGTTGGATGCAATAATACTCATCCATTGAGGCGCTACAGTGTATAGCTTCCTTGGGGTGCCGGCTGTCAGGCCACCGGTTGCACCACTCTCCCACCCAGCTTCAAAGTAGTCTCCTACGGACAGTTTATAGGAATAATGCGCACGCTGAAGGTCGGCCCATGTATCGTTTTCATTGGGATACTTTATCAGTGTTTCTAAAGCTTCGTCATCGGCCTTTACTATGGCCTTCTGATACATCCTCATGGCCTTTGAGAAGTCCCCATTATTTGCAGCTGAGTTGTTTGCAAGGTCCTTAAACATTGCCCTGGATGTGAAATAGGCCTTTTCATCCACCACCTTATACGGCCCCCATTGCGGCACTATAGCCTTCTCTACGATCCTGTTGATCACACAGAAGATGATATCATTATAGCTGTACCCCTTCTCTATGTAGGTAAGCTTATCAGTCTTATAGGGGATCAGCTGGCCGCCAATGAAGCGGAAACCACCTGAAGGAAACCCGCTGGGGGCCTTGAATGCCTGGATTATTCTTTTAATGAACTGTACCATATGTATGTTAGATTGTAGCTGCAAATAGCCCGCTATTGGGCCTTATTTCTACTTCCTCTGCCATCAATAAATTATCTGAGTAGTCCGGTGAACGACTGATCATTTCCTTTACCTTCTCTTTGGATATAATAGCAAACGGGCCATCCTTATCAATGTCGGCACGCCTGATCTTGTCCACTTCCTCAGTGATTTTATTGCGCACTTCTACATCATTGCACTCAATGTAGATGCTGCCTGAATTGAACCGCTTAGCAAGGTAATAAGCGCACTGGCTTTTCAGGTTCTTATAGTACCCAGGAAGCGGTGCACCGGTTTTGGGATCATATTTGGGCTTGTCAGGGTCCTGGTAAGGCTTAGAGTTGTTAATAAAACCTTTGCTGCCTGGCACCTGGTCAACCACACCACCACCCACGCCGTCTTCATCTATTACAATGTTATTGGCCGCAATGTCGTACTTTTCCCGCTTATAATTGATAAGGTCAGCTGTCTGGCTGGTAGAAAGGCCCCTGTGCGTCTCAATCATGACATGCTGCGGGCTGTACCAGTTACCGATAGTGGTCTTATCCTTACCGAACCTGGCAACGTCCACAGAGAGCTTACGGACACGCCTATCCTTAGATGCCAGGTGTATATTCTGAAAAGCCTCTACTATCTTATCGTAAATAATCATGATAGCAGGATCGCCGTCATACTCCCACAGCCCATCCAGCAGCCTGGCACGGCTGGCAGCATCCAGGCCCATCAGGTTTTCTATGTAGTATTTGGAAATGTTAGGGTTCTCCTGCGCCAGGCACTGAATAAACTTTCTGTCTGCCGGAAGGGTGCCGTCTTTATCCGGCTTGTAGAACCGGCTGTATACAAAATTCTTTGCCGGGTTGCAGGACCCCATCATTTTAGGAACTAACCCGTATTCGTCCAGCATCCAGCGAATACGGCTGCGGACCACGTTCCACCCCTTTTCTACGACCTGGTTGCACTCATCGATAAAGGCATCGGTTATTTCCAGGGAGCCTAGCTCATCAAATTCAGGATCAGACGGGTACAGGAATAAGTCCTTAAGGAAGATCAGGGAGCCGTTTGAGAAGTGTATTTGACTCTGCTGCTGGTTGTATACTAAATCCCGGCCAGGTACAATACCCTGCCGCTTACACACATCAAAGAAGGACATAAGCGTGGTTTCCTTCAGGGTCTTGAGGCTGGCCCTGCCTATCAGGCCACGGGTGCCCGGGTACTTAATCCTGCGCTTGAGCTGCCAGTAGCAACCCAGCATTGATTTGCCTCCACCTGCCCCACCGCCAAAAAGCAGCTCCCTGGTCACCTGGTCTTCCAGGTAATCCAAGGCGCGGGTTTGCTTTATGCTCAGGATCACTGTTCAGGGGTTTCAGGGTCAACGGCTGATTTCTTGTCCAACATGGGCGGAAAGGGAGCACTCCCCGTTTGCCCCTCGTATGTCTTCGTTTCATTCCATACGATGCCCATATTGCCGCTCAGCTCCGTTTCTGACTTATCCTTCCAGTTCATGTTTTTGAGGGCAAATATGGCACCCGTAGGGCACGTTCCGCTCAATCTACGTTCATAGTTGCACTCTACCAATGTAAGCGCCACGTTTACTATGTAAGAAAATTCGTCGTTTCTGTTGATGTAATCGTAGAGAGATTGCCGGCTGACAAACCCCAGGAATAAGGCCAGGCCCGTTATGGTGGCCGGTTCCGGTTCGCGGTGCTTTATTTTCTTCTCAGTTTTGCCGTCAGCATTTACGGACAGTTCTTCTGTATGCTCTCCCATTATGTACTCAAAGTACTCATCACACCGTGCTGCGAGTTCTTCCAGGGTCTTATAACGACGCGGCCGGCCCATGCTAGTGCGTATTGAATAAGGATTATTTGTGTCCACGCCCCAATAATTTGTTTCACCAAATATATAACAAATTATTAAAATAAGGAAAGCCCGCATGGAAATGCAGGCCCGGTTTGTGATTGTTTGTTGAGATGCTTATATACTATCTTAGTTCCTGCACAAAGTGCGATTCGATGTTGTATACCCTGGTATGTTCTTTTCCCCCATCACGCTGTGGGAGCCATAGTTCAAGATCGTAAGTGATTGCATTGCCATCAAAATGCACCTTTGTGATGGTACCAGTTATGGGTTCCATTCCGGTATACATATAAAATTTTACCACTCTATGAGGTGGAAGCGCTCCCTGTATAATGAGAGCCATGTCACCAGTAGTTACAAATTGTCCCATAAGAAATGTAGACCGCTTAGCCGGTCCCTGCTTTTGCACGGCGGGCAGGATTCGAACCTGCACCTGCGAGTTTTGGAGACTGCCGACCTGTGCCATTGGTCCACCACCGCGTTTGTGAACAAGGGAGGATTTGAACCTCCACGCTGCGCCTTGCCTGATATTGCTCTTAGGTACATTCCTGCCCTCACCGGCAGGCTCTACCTTGACTTCAGGCCCATCTATCAGCCCTGATTCCCTCAAATAGGCCTCTATAAGGTCATTTGACAACCCTGCATAAGACAGCGCTGAGCTTACACAGGTAACAGCAAATTCAATGGCAATATCAGCCTCACCATGAAAGTCTTCATGAGTAAATATAGGGGCCCCTATTTCATCTTCAGTAAGTCGCTGGTACATCCCAGCCACGTAACGCTTCGTTAATTCATAACCTTTTTTCATAATTTATTTGCTTTGTTTTTTAGGAATAATTCGAAATCTCAGTTGCACACCCCTGGATAGCTGGGGACCTGCTGACACGTCCCCGTAAAGGGTGTTTTCAGGCAGAAGGACCGGTATAATGGCCCTGGGGTGCTTATACACCCTCACAGTGTACCCGGCTGCCAGCAGGCCGCTTAATATGCCCTGCTGGGTGGATGATAGCTTAATCATAACAAAAAGTTATAGAGGTGATAAATAAATGTGATACTATCCAGCGTGCGTTTCCCCGTCTGAGCTTCCGTAAAAGGTAATCATGCCTTCCTTTGCGTAGTGTTCAGCCACTGCTTTCATAGCAGCCATAACCTTTTCCCTGATCTCATCATGGTCACCCTGCACCATAATAAGGACAGAAGGGGCTATCTCATTTAAGCTGCCGTAAAGGGGGTCACTATCGGATAATGGCTCACTGGATAGTATTTCCAGGCCCGCAGCAAGCAGTTCGCGCTTCATTACTTCCTCTTTGAAGGTTTCGCAAAATATTCTGGTCTTTTCCATAATTGTAAGTTATTAAGGTTATAAGAAATTGTTATTTATTATGTTGTTTGTCAATCTTGTTTATTATTTGCCTTGCGGTCCCTATATCTGACAGGCGGCCTTGTATGCATATATACCCAAACCTTGAGCCTTCAGTAACGTACATGATACGTATATTGTTTTCGATAAGTCCCGTCTTAATGTCGTCCAGCCTGTTTATATCGCACACTATTTCGGTTATCCACTCCATAACAAAATATTATTGGTTTTTATCGCTCAGCTGGCATACCTTTAGCGCCTGAGTCTTTTTCCGGGTTTTATCCTTCCAGCATAAGGCAGCTGGTTAAATAATAACCCTCTTAATTATCAATACATTGGATCAAATAGTCTGGGCCATGGCAACACCGGCAACACAACCCAGGACCTGAAGGCGCAAGCTTGGATGATCTGATAACCAGTAGCGGAGAGCTGAGGAAAGGTAAGGTTAAGAATGAAATAGGACGCCTTAATTACTTAAAACGTCCTATTTACCTCTGAGAGCATATAATACATATCTCACCTTTTAGAACGGTGCAAAGATAATAAATTATATGCTTCAGGGAGATAGGGCCGGTTTATGCCCATCAGAAATCCTCTCCCATCGATCTTTCGAAGCTTTCCAGGTCGCTGGGCGTAATGCCATGGTTCTTAATTTTAACCCTGTCAT